CGAACCACTGCTCGAGGGTCGAGATAAGGGAGCCGTCGTTTGCCATTAGGAGGGCACCTTCCTTTCAACCTCGGCGGCGATCAGCTCGACCATCCGGGGCTCGGCGTCGACGACGCCGTCGTACAGCGCGCCGGAGCCCTGGACGAAGACGCTTTTAACGAGCGCGAAGAGGACGCGAAACTTTCCGCGCTCGCCGCGCTTGTAGCCGAATAGCAATCTTCCCTTGGAAGTGACGAAGAAACCCTCCGGGACCTGGCGGGGGGATGAGTACTTGGCGACGCCGGCGGCGGTGAGGTTCTCGCCGATCGGGATCGCCAGGAACTTGCTGCGCACAGGCCGGATCACCTTTTGCTCGTCCGACAGCAGCCACTTATACGCCTCGACGGCCGAGCCGGCGACAACGCCGACCACGCCGTCGAAGGGGGCTGCCAGCCAGCCCTGGACGGCCTTGGCCAGGAGGCCGGAGCGGGATTTAAGGGCCTGGCCTGTGAGGTATTCGGAGGCGACGTGGGTGGCGGCGTATGTCACGCCCTTGAACAGGCCCTCCGAGCAGGCGACGAGGATGTTGCGGCCCATCGCCGATAGAGAGGCGGCGGTGCGGTCATAATCGGGGCCCATCGAGATCTCGATCATCATGAGGACGGCCTCCTTTTGGAGTCGAGAACCTTTTTCACCATCGGCAGTAAATCTATCGCTGAGAACTTCGACATCGAGCCGCCCTGAAATCCGACGGCGGATAGACCGAGATCGTCCTTGCGCTTGTAGATGAAAGATGCCTGCATGATTGCAGCCTCGCGGAGATCGGCGGGCAGCGAGTGCTCGCCATCGCCCGGCGACTGGCCGGCCGAGCAGTAGCCGCCTCGATAGACGGCCTGGATGCAATCGGGGCGGGTGACGAGCCAGCCGGCGAGATTGTAGACGATCCCGGTGAGGCCGGCGTTAACGAGCCGGTAGTCGGTGTCGGCGACGAGGGCGTCGGCCGAGGCGAAATCGTAATCGGGGGCCCACTTGATCGAGGTTATCGAGATCACCGGATAGCGGCGGAGCTGGAGATAGCGGCCGGCGCCGGTATAACACTCGGTGACATCGGCGGCGGGGGCGATAAGGATACGATTGCAGTACTCACTGAAGACGGCCTCAAGGCCGGCAATTATTCGCGAGAGCATGACGTCGTAATCGGTCCCCTCTATAACCAGCCGATCCTTGACGTCGGCTAAGGTGCAGATTCGCGCGGCGGCCGAATCGGCCAGGAGGATAGCGGTCGCCGTCGTGTCCTCGCCCTCGGCAGAGACGGCGCGGACTCGGACGAAGGCGGCCGTCTCGGTGAACGTCCCTTCGGCCGCCTTGCCGGCGGCGATAGGGACGGCCGGGACTCCGGCGTGCTGATCGAGCGAGGAGGTGGCGCCGCCGTCGGTGGATGTATCGATCTGGACGTCCGCGATATCGCTCGCCGAGCCGCCGCCGGCGTTGGCGACGACGATGGTAAAACCCGACAATGTCTCTATAGAGACCCAGTCGATCAGGGTCGTTAAGGCGTCGCCCACGGCGACGGCTGCGGATGTCCTGGCAACAAGCTCAGCCATTTGTCAAACCTCACTTGGTGACGTAACTGACGCCCCGCTTATTCGGCCGGTACTGGCGGTCGATCGGGGTCGTCTGCATCTTTTGCCCCGGCTTCGGCGGGCGGGCCGGCTCGGCGGCGAGGGGGCTTTGCCTTGGCCTCTTCGAGCTTTGCGGCGAGCCGCTCTGCGTGTCTGGCTGCATCTTCGGCCTCCATTTCCTTTAGCCCGGCCCCGGCGATGGCCAGCATCAATTCGGCCTGGGCCTGCTGACAGCGCAGGCCGGCAAACTCGGCCAACCTGGCGCGGGTGACGGCGATGCGCTTGACCTTGACGTCGGCGCCCTCGGCCCGGGCCGCCTCGACGGCCTTGTCGGCCGCGTCTTTGGCCTGGGCCTCGATCTTCTGATGCTCGGCGGCGGGGACGACCAGCTTATCGGCGCGGGCCGCCAATTCTTCGGCCTCGACCCGTAGCCCGTCGGCCTTCTGGCGGGCGGCGGCGGCAGAGGCCTCGCGCCGGGCGAGGTCGCGGGCGCGGCGGTCCACGCCGTCCTCCCAGGGCGGCCTGGATTTCCTGAGGCAGCCGGGCGACTGCTTTCGCAGCGCGGCGACGACGTCGGCGGGCAGGTCCTTGCGCTCGTCTTTATAGTGCAGGCCCAGGGGGCCGACGACGGTCTCTAACATTACGATCCACATAATACAGATCTCCTGCTTTGGTTGCGGCTGGCCGGCCGGCCCCGGACTCATCCGGGGCCGGGCGGCGGTTGTCACTATCACGCCTCTATCAATTCTGCCAGGCCCATGCCGGCGGCGTTGTGCGGCATCTGATCGGAGGGAAAACCGATCGCTATCGCCGAGGCGGCGACGCCGGCCGTGCCGTCGCCCGCGTGCGGGGCCTGGATGCGGATGTAGCGCTTGTGGTCCTTGGCGAGATCGACGAAGACGGCGTACATCTTGCCGTCGTCCGAAGCGCCCGGGCAGGCCGAGAGGGCGGCGCTGCTGACGGCGGTATAGCTGCCGTCGGTCGTGTCGCACTGCTCGAGGAGCGGCGGCGTGCTTTCGGCCGTCGAGCCGAAGCCGATATCGATCGCCCCCATCTGGATCACGAACAGCAGGGCGGAGAGGCCCAAGGTGTCAACATAATTATTGGTCGTGAAATCGCCGTCGTCCTTCAGCTCGGGGTACAGGGCGTTGGTGAACTTCATGGCCTTTAACATCGCTCTTAAATCCATCTTAAAACCCTTTCAAAAGAGGTCTAATGCTCGAACAAAATATCCTTCCATCACCCTCGCTCAGCGAGGGCCGATCTCGCCGCCGGCGATTACGAGGCGGCGGTGATCAGGGCGCAGATCGGCCCGGCGTTGGTCGTATCGCCGACGCCGTGGACGTTGATCGCATGACGGTTGCAGCCGCGCACGGCGATCAGGCCCTGGTCGAAGTAGCGGTCGGAGCTGGAGGCGAACTCCAGGCCGCCGCGAACGCCGAGGATCGCGCCCATGCGGAGGTTGGCCAGCAGGGCGCATATCTGCGAGTTGCCCTCGGCCTTCGGCATTACCTGCGTGAAGCGGACGGGATAGCCGAAGTACTGCTTCTGGCGGGCGGCCGCGCCCAACGCCACCTCGGTGGCGGTTGCGCCGCCGACGGCCATGGCGCGGGCGATCATGACCGTCCAGTAGAAGTAGCGGTGGACGTACCACTTGGCGTCGCCGTTGTCGGCGTAGTCGGGCAGGATGCCGGGGACGGACTCGAAGTCGGCTAAGGTCAGCTCGCTGTAGGCGTTGCCCGTGCCGACGACGAGGGACTTGATATTGCCGATAGTGGCGTCGACGGCCCGCAGGGCGCCGACGATGCCCTTGAAGCCGTGGTACGTGCTGGTGCCGTCGCCCAGGAAGCCGCAGAGGTCCTCCTTGTAGGCGAAAGTGCGGGTGAACAGATCGGCCAGCAATTCACCCAGGGCGATGAGCGCATCGTCCTCGAGCTGCATGGAAAAGGCCGTGAGCGCCATTACGGCCTTGGGCGTCAGGCTGATCGACTTGATCGTCGGCGTGGTCTGCGTGATCGTGCCGCCCTCGCCGGGACAGTAGGTCTCCAGGAGCGAGTCGATCTTGGGCTGGATCGTTTCGCCGGCGCCCATCGGCATCACGAAGGCCTCGGATCGAAGGATGCCGTAGGTCTCGAAGAGCTTGAGGATGGTCGGGGCGTGCTCGACGGTGACCAGGGCGCCGCCGCCGGCCTGAGAGGAGCCGGTCATGGCCTTGCGGCCGTCGGAATCGACCCAGTAGGGCTCGACGCCCATATCATCGAGGGCCTTGACGGCGGCCTCGTGCCGGGCCTTGACCTTCTCGTGGCCGCCGGTGACGGCGGCGATCACGAGCAGGGCGAATTGCTTGGCCTCCAGCGGGCTGGAGAATTTGCCGGTGTATGCGCCGCCGGAAAAGAGCTCTTCTTTCTGCGAGGAGTTGACGCGGCGGACCTGCTTTTGCAGGTCGGCCACCTGGGCGGCGACCTCGGCTGCGCCGGAATTCAGCTTCTCGGCGTCGGTCTTCGTTGCCGCGAGGATTTCCTTGTCCTCTTTGGTCCGCTCGTCGATCAGGTCGGCGACCTCCTTCTTGGAGGCCATGTTCTTGGCGAGGTCGCCGACGGCCTTTTCGATCTTCTCGGCCGTCTCGGCCATTCGCTTGTTTACTAATTGTTCAATCTGTTTTTCATCCATGAGAGAACTCCTGTACTGTTTGAGTGATTGCTTCAAGGTGTCCGGACAATTCGGCCCCGGCGGGATCGGGCGAATCGGCCGGGCCGCCGGACAGCAGCTCGGCCGCAAACCCTTCCGAATCGGGGATAAGTAGCGATTTGATTTCGTCGATCGCGGCCTCGATATCCGCCAGCCGCTCGGCAAGCGCGCCGGATAGGGCATGGACCACCTGATCGACTACGGCATTGGCGAGGGCCTCTGCGGTCATGGGGTCATCGGCAGAGCGGCGGCCCCAGGATGCGACGCGGGCCAGCGCGGCGCGGTTGGCCGGGACGGCGACGGCGGAGATCTCCAATAGCTCGATCTTCGTCCAGACGTGGACGCTCCTGCCGTCGATCTGCTGCCGCTCGTCTTCCAGGCCGATAAAGCCGATAGAGATCGCCCGCATAACCCTGCGACGGTATTTGCCGGCCCACTTCTGGGATAATTCGTCCTCGTCGAACAAGAGCGGCATGGTGACGATGTGCCCTTCGAACTTGATGCCGTCGGTGATTATATTGCCTATGACCGGCGGATCGCCGGTGGCGTAGTTGTGGGTGTGGGCGCCCAGGACGACGGGGTTTTCGATAAATGACGCCATCGAATCCTTGAAGGCCGAGGGCAGGACGATCTCGCCGTACCGGTCGACCTCGTCGGTCGAGGCGACGATGTAGATCAGGTTCGGGTTCTTGGCGTCGATGCTCTTGACGCGGAGGAACATGAATCGCTCTTGTTGGCTGTCACTCTCTATGGGAGGCATCGGATATGTCCCTTAATAAATCATCGTAAGAGTAGAATTTAAGATTGCAGTAATACGCCAGGCCGAAGGCCTTGCCGGCGGCGAATATGGCGATCTCGCAGCACCGGCAGTTGATCACCTCGGCGGGCGAGCCCGAGGGGTCGGCGGGGTGCATGAGGAGACTATCGCCGACCCGGAAGGGCAGCCCCAGCGATATGCCGTCGGCGTAATCTCGCTCGGCCTGCTGATGCGACTCGCGCACCGAGCCGTCGCGGCTGGAGAGCCAGCCCCTCTTTTCGACGGCGGCGGCGGCCAGGCCCGCGTGCCGGCCGGCCCCGACCGCGCCCGCCGTCTGGGTGCGGGCGATCGACTGGGCGCGATTGAGATTGCCGCCTAAGGTCCTGCGGATTCTTGCTGACAGATCGACGAGCCCCTCGCCGGCGTCGAGCCCCTGCTTGAGCTGGCGGGCGACGGCGGCCTGGGTCGTGACGTTGACCTTGGTCAGTTTGTGCGCGCCGGTGATCAGGGCGCGGCGGACGGCGGGCCTCCGCTTGGCTATGTCGACCACGGCCTGGAGCTTGTCCTTATCGATAATGCCGGAGGCCTCGGCTAAGGCCTGGCGGATGCCCAATTCAGCGCCTTTGCCGAAAAAGGCGGCGTGGATCGCCTTTAGCCTCTTATCCTCGCTGGTCAAGTCCAGGACGATCCGGGCGATTATATCGTCGCCGGCCGCCTTGGCGGCCGACTTGGCGGGTGACATCGCCTTTTTCAGCAGCTCGATAAGCTGACGCTGCTGGCGCAAAAACAGCTTGCGAATGGCGACCCCGTACTCGCGCTCGAGTCCCGCCCAGGAGACGACCCAGTTTTGCCACACCCGGCGGCGCTTGGCGTCATCCTCTTTCGCCGAAGGCGAGGAAAAGGATTTATCGGCCGGCGGCTCTTCATCCTGCGGAGGCTCCTCGGCCGGAGGCTCCTCGCCCTCCGGCAGGGCCGGGCCGGTGACGCCCTCCAGCCCCGCCTCCAACGTGAAGCGGGCGGGGACCTGGCCCATGCCGATCCACCAGTCGTTGCCCCATTCCTGCTCTTCGTACGGCAGGTCGTGCGCCTGGATCAGGTCGTTTAGGGTGACGCCGGCGGCCGTGAACTTGAAGACCGATTCGGCGGTCTTTAATAATTGCTCCTGCATGGCCGGGTGCTGGGATAGATCGAACCACGCGAAGAGGCCCGCACCCGATTGCA